TAAAAAGACATAAAACTTCATGGATGAGTATGTCATTGTTTTACATCCAAATAATGACATAGTCTTGGGTGTAAATGAAAACCGCCCAGAACGAGAACATCTCATACATATTGAAGAAAGGTACGAAGAAGTGGAATGTTTTTACCCAAATGAGGGGCAGATTATGGGAATTACAATAGTTACTCTTATGATTATAACTTCAAGTTTTGTGTATGGTTGATAACCTAAGTTGGCTTCGAAACATCAAATATTCATCTCAAAAAAGATGGAAGTCATTCGCGATTCTATGTGGTCTACCTGCCTCGCCAATGCGGTAAAGATGTACCGCCTTCGCGAGCCAAATGAAAAGTGTTATAGACTAGCTGATGCAACTTGGAAGTGTAAAATGGCATACATCAAACACAACAACACCAAAAAGAATAAAGCAATTGTGATTTTGGACAAAACACCGGAAGTTGTTCAAGAACAGCGAACAAATCATAAAATGTGTTGTGCAACAACCATGAGTGGAAAGTCGTGTAGATTTAAGGCTGTATGTGGTGACTATTGTCGCAAGCATCAAGTATCTTCAACAAGTCTGGGGAGTAAAACAGATGTGAGTGACCTTCTCTCCAAATTAGACGGAATTAGGTTGGAATAAAAAATCATTGTTAGAATCCAACTGCTTTACAAATTTGTAATCAATAGATGCCATGAAGTCAAATACATCTTGTCTAGAACAATTAAAACGTTTGAGATGCTCATCAACAATTTCCAAGACGATAATTGGTTTACATCGTTTAATTGTTTCTACACCACCTTTTAATGCATTTAGTTCATATCCTTCAATGTCAAGATGAATGAGGTCTAAATCTTCGAGAGAAAAGTCATCAATTTTTAGAATTGGAATTATCTTTTTACTTTCAACCGTTGGCATACAACCCGGTATATTTTCTACGTTTTCAGTTTTTACGTGAATTCCTCCCGTATCAAGTAGTTCCAGTGGATTTTGAATTGAAGTTATGCAATGATGTTCACCTAAACATGCATGAAATTTAAGTATATTTCCGTATGTTAATGTGTTCATATTCAAGCACATCATGTTTGTCATGTCTGGCTCAAATGTAAAAACAGTTTTAAATTTTTTTGCGTATTCTCTGGTATAAATTCCGCAATTGCCACCCGCTTGCAATACATTCCCAAAATTTTTGCAAAAACTGGAAACTTCTTCGATTACCGGTTTATATGTTTTAATTTGGTGTTCAAATGAAAAATGATCCATTTGTGGCCATATATATTTATTTCCTTCATCATCTTCTTTTATGATTGCGTGTTGATTTTTCCATGACCCAAATAGGGCATTTACAACACGTTCCATTATAATTTTAAACAATTAAAATCTTTAAATATTATAAACTAATGATGCTGGATCAGGAGACCCTTAGACCCGTAATAATATCCATGGCAGTTTATCTCTCTATCAGCATTCTTATTCCACGTATCATTAAAAAGCCATCCGGTATTCAACCAATTGATGACCTTGTTATGACTATCATTGCCCAAAAAGACTCCTTAATGAGTGGTACCATTCTTATTGGTATTGTTGTCCTCGCTTCTAATTACATTCAAGATGAACTCTTGTAAGATATTTTCTTTACTAACAAGTTTCTTTGTGTGTTCGTGATTCATATAGCGTAGTCTCCGATTGTACGCATCTGTCATGAATTCCAAGAGTTGATTGGGATTTGGTTTACCCCATGTCATTCCCTTTTTGAAAAGGAAGTCATCATGCTCCAATTCTTGAAGTTCACAATCAATTGTATAAGGCGTTTTTACATACTCCGGTGACCCACCATAATTTGTAATTATCACAGGTTTATCTCGGAGAGCTGCTTCAACCGGACCCATTCCAACACCTTCGGATTTTGAAAAACTTACGTAACAATCACAACGGTCATGAAGTTTGTCCATTTCTTCATCTGAAATGAGATCATTTATAACTTCGACATTTGGTAAATTAATTTGAATCGGTTGATTGCACGTGGCTTTTACCACCAGTTTTGTGTCTGGTTTATTCAGTCTTATAAACGCTTCCAATATACCCCTAAAGTTTTTTCTATCATCTATAATATTTCCAATATGATAAAATGTATATGACCTTATTGGTGGCGGGATGTGAGCATGAATTATATAAAATTCATTATCTGGAAATTGTCTAGACAAAACACGTTTACAAAATTCACTTGGTACTGCAACTCTTTGGGATTCTTTCATAATTAGTTCATAATCTTCATGAACCGTCTCGGTTTCACAGACTGTCATAATCGCCAAATTTTTTACCTTGGATTTTGCATATTTAATATAATCTACATGTGGTTTTATCGGTAATAGAAATATTAGACCATTATCACTTTCAGGAAGCTCACTTCCAATCAAATGATATGAAGATTTCTCAAACACTTTAACATATTTATAGGCGTGCTGACCTATACCACTATTTAATTGGGGTCCAATAATAATCATATAGGTATAAAGATAATCTTTCTTTTATATATAATACAATGGAATCTATTCGTCAGGAAATTAAGGATGAATTGAAACGCACACGTCTCGACAAGAAGCGACTTTATGATCTTATCTTAAATTTAGTTGATGCTATTACCGATGGCACAGAAGATATGATTGGTAGAGGTTCTCAGGGTCCAACTGGTAGAGCTGGTCCAGAAGGACGTCCAGGACCACAAGGACCACCAGGACCACAAGGTCCACCCGGCGAGTGCAAGTGCAAGTGCACAAAGGAAGAAGCGACTCCACCTCCAGTCAAGACTGAAGCACCAAAGAAGACCACAACTGCCACCAAGAAGAAGACCACAACTACCACCAAGAAATCTACCACCGCCTAAATATCTAAAAATATCACCTTAGTCATTGAAAATATCTTCACTTGTTGATACGCTTATATCAACAAATGAAGCACGTTGATTTTACAAGTAAGCCAGTTAGGATAATTAATCCTAATATACTCAAGAAAAAGAAGTCAATTTATGATAAACCTCCACATGAACGCATTTTATTTACGAGACGTGTTACATTCCCGAAGGAGTGGCGCGATTCACCGACCAAACGAAGGCTCCAAAAATAGCCGCTAAAATTGCCACAAGTAACCCAAATGAATACTTCTTTTTTGGTTCTTCGGGTGGTTTGTCTGGCAACTTCTGTACATTTTGATTGAGTAAATCTATTTTACCAATCAGTTGCTGTAATGCTTGCAATATTTGTAGCTCGCGATCTTTAGGTTTTTCTTTTACATTTACAGTTGTAATTTCAAGTATCATATACCATTTTGCATCGGGTTGAAGTAGAGCGTAGTCATTATCGTCTTGTTGTTCGTATATTTTGAAGTTCAGTTTCTTGATTGAGATTGGATTGAAGTAATTTGTTTGTCTCTGAAAACTTTTCCACTGTTTGTCTCTAACAAGACCTACTGTGCTACCCGAAAAGTGTCGTTCAAGTGGAACTCTGGCCAATATTTGACCGTGTCTTTCATCAAGTATCTGAGCCACCTTTGGAACTTCTGGACAAACGATATCAACAAATTTTGCAATATTTGTGTCGGTGTCATCATTTCCACCAATTTGTGTAATATAAAAGTCAACCATCTTAATACCAAGAACCCTACTCATATCTTCGACGTGTGTGTTTGATTCTAAACGAAGATCAAGTGAAAATGTATTGTTTGTGCCATTTACAAAGTTTGAATCAATTATAACATATTGAACCCTTTTAGGTATGTCGTCGAGTGACATTCTGAGATATACTGATATAAAAAATATATTTGTAAAAATACAGATGACACAGGTAGACCATCCTTCTTTACTTGAAAATGACGGTTATGTGGTTGTGAGTAACATTTTATCAAAGGATATATGTATGATTGCTACACAACACACACTTTTTAGAATGGTTAATCATTTTTCTCCGGATAATTATCAGGTTGTTGGCGCACATTCAGAATATTCCGATACCATGATGGAGAGTATTTTATTATTTTTAAAGCCAAAGATAGAAGAACTTACCGGAAAAAGATTAATACCTACATATTCATTTTATAGAATTTATAACGAAGGTGATAAACTAGAAGATCATACAGATCGTCCATCGTGTGAATATTCAGTTTCACTTACATTAGGCTATAGATACAATGGACTTTCCAACTGTTATAAATGGCCACTCCATTTTTATAAAGGTAATCGTATGATAGATGTTTGCTCTGGTGAAGGCGATGGAGTAATTTACAAAGGGTGTGAACTGGTACATGGCAGGAAGACACTAAAATCTGGAGATGGTAGTTATCACGTTCAGTTATTTTTACATTATGTAGATGCAGATGGACCCTATGCTGAAAAATATAAATATGATCAAAGAGAAATTATAGGTATTAAAAAAGAAGGTCAATTGTAATTTAAATGTATATCAAGGCTATTTATAGAAATACAATTTCAATGTCATCTTTTTACATTGAAAATTTTTACAACTGGGTGAAGATGGCTGTGTGGGATGCTCCTCGTCGTATCTACTTGGACATTGACCTAGAAAAACAGAAGATTGAAAGAGAAAATGAACGCCTAAGCAGAGTTGGTTCTCGCGAATCTTCACCCGAATAAATGAACTACATCCCACTCGTCACTGACGACTTCAGAATCGCTTTCTGTAAAGCCACTGAACCACTGTGTCCAGACGTTCAGAGATTGATCTGGGAAAATCTTCTTTATAAAGATATAGAGTTGGAACCTCCACCGACGCCACAAAAATGTCGTATAACATACTCAAGACTTTCTGGGAGCTGCTTGCCCCGCAATATGTTAGAACTCCTACCCCCGACCCAATAGTACGGGAATATGAAGAATATGATGAAATTATCGCTGTTAATGAAGCTAATGAAATCATTGTTTTGCACATGCCAAAGAAATATAGCCTAAGTTATAGATAAACTTTTAATAATTACAAGAAAAGTATGGAACTGCCTCGTCGCCAAGAATTACAAAAATTTCTCTTGAAGTGTCAGGATGCTCTCACACACTTCAAGAAAAAACGAAAAGATGTCTTTGTTCAATATGGTGATACTCAATATGACAGTCATATCAAGCGTCT